CCAATGCACCCACGATTTGAGTGCTGCAGAGGATAATTTTCCATAAAACTTTTCTTCCAAATCTCTTGTTCGTGATTCGGGGGTGTCGATTCCGAGCAGACGGATTCTGTTGCATATCCGTACATCAAAGCCCAAATCAAAAACTGCATCAATAGTATCTCCATCAACAACTTTCTCTACAGTAGTTATGTTGTAAATAAATTCACAAGGTTCTTCGTTGATATATTCAGCCATATTAACTCCAATCAAATTCTAGTTTTCCTTTGGGCCCATCAGGCCATGAAACTTTACATACTCCTGCACCATAAGGTACATTGAAAAATTTAAAGGCATCACCTGTGTCTCTTTCATGCCTATCTGGTTTCAAATACCACGGCGTATCATCAAGTCGTACTACATCCTGTTCAAACCTACTCCTAGAAACTTTTATTCTATTATCTGAAGTTGATTCATTTTGAAGACCTTTTGACATATTTCCTTTCTAAATGTGGTGGCCAGTTCTGATGTTCCCAAGTGACTGGCCGGAACCGTAGTTCTAACTCGGCTTCCTCTTACGCAGCAAGTGCGAAAGAGTAGGCAGTATAATCGGAATTATTTGCGATTAAGTTATTCGATGTTGGTCATCACCCTCTTTGTTCTCTCTGATATTCTCTCTAGCAATCGAATACCCGATGGCCCCAACAACGGAACACACATAAGATATGGCGAAAAGTATCATCACGAATATTATATCCGTCAAATTGATGATAGTGGCCTTTTGTTTCTCAATCATATGTGCCCTTGGTGGAGCCAGCTGGAGTCGAACCAGCGTCTTACTTAGATACATTTTCAGGTCATCAAACAAATTCTTTATTTATATTTATGTATAACTTGACGTAACGGCTCAAGCCACCGATCTTTAGTTTCTCTAAACAACAATGGTTCTTCATTCTCCACCGCCATAATGATTACGATATTGTTTATGGGAATACCAGTTCGTTCTTCGTATGCATGAGCATAGAACGCACCTTGCATAAAATAGCTGTGACACATCGACCAAGTTTTAATTCTTCTTGAAGTCTTGTAATCTATGATAGCCGGTTTTCCATCAAACTCTGCAATCAAGTCTGTTCTTCCGGCCAACTGTAAATCGTCTGAATACAGTGCACCTTCTGTGACGTGCACGTTATCTATTCTATCTAACAATGGTTGTATAGATTCAAACATCTCAACCAAGTGTGGCATTGACTCCGTTAGGAAGTCTTCTTCATTTTTGATATACTGTTCACATAATGCGTGGACAGCTGTACCTTGTCTTGAAGCCTTGGTGGAGATTCGATTCGCTTCGGTCGCTCCAACCCTTGCTCGCCACTTCTGTATACCAGCTTTGCTGAGTTCAGATAGTAAAGTCGTGATTGATATGTAATTCCCTGAGGGCGTAATGTAATGTCGTTTACCATCTATATTCTCGGTTTGTAAGTCCTGTAAGTCACTACCTACATGATTAAATTTTTTCATAATATATTTTTTATTTTAGTGATGCCAACTCATAGTGGCTTTCGGTTGCTGCTTCTTAATTTCTTTAAGTTTATCGGTTATCCAGCCAGGCGGTTTCTTGGAATGTCCCGGCGATGAGATATTATCATACGCGAACGCGGTAGGTGTGCTGCCTGGCACAAGGTCAATCGTTCCACCACACACAAGCTCCTCATCCACACCTACATCTTTCTCACAAGAAGATTCAGTAGGTTTTCTTCTTTCATCCATAGAATAAAAATCTTCAAATTCATTTCCACATTTGTCACATCTGTAATCATAATAGGGCATCTGTTCCTTTCGTATACCATTTTGGTGTTCCACTATATTTCCATACAGCAAAATTACTCTTCTCTTTTATATAGTATTGCCTGTAAGCCTCTACCACATCATCAGTCTTGCAATGATCTGGCATACATTGAGGTGGATCTTCCCACTTCTTCTGAACTATATTTTTGGGGGGGAATCCAAGACTCCAGTGAAGTTTGCTCCAAGAGGCATGAACTTTACCATATCGTTTAGTGTATTCTTTGGATAGTTCACTAAACATCAAAAACAACCAAGTGTAATGTTCTTCGTTTTCTCTTATCCATATATTACTTGGATGGTTTATGTGAGATGCTTTATAAAGTTCACGTTCCAGTTTTGGGTCTGGATGTAGCCATCGTTGAATCTTATGACCATTCTTGGTTTTTGAATAGTATTGTGTACCATCAATAACCCGATGAGCTGTTGACATTAATTGTGCATACTCAATGAGCATCTTGCAAACGTGTTTATCACAATGCATTCCTGCGGCACGTTTCCAGTTCTTACTTAGATAGAAAATATTCATGGGTCAGTCGGCTGCTAGTGCGTTTGATACTTCTTCTATCAACCCCGCCTCTCGCTTGGCGAAACTATACCCCTCAGAATATGATTCGGAAATCAATTCTGCAATAGCTGTCGTTGCTGCTTCAGTATCTCCGACCTCTCGGTAGAGTTCTAGTATTTCTGTAATCAATGTCATAATCAATCTCAATTAGAGTTAGAGTGGGGAGAAATCCCCACTCTTCATATACTATTATACAGATTTACAATAGCTTTGTCAAGTCTTTTCTTGCTTTGTTGTAAAAAATATGTGTATCAATCTCTACTGTTTTTCGGTGTGGGTCAGCCCATCGCGGTGAACTAATATAGTCCGCGTGATAATGAGTCGCACCATCCGTTATGTCTTTTAAGTCAGGAGTTGACAATACATAGACAGCAATCTCACTAGACTCTCGCCACATTGCACCAGTATGCGGTACATCCAGTTTACCATCGCAATACCAACTAAATTGGCATCGGTCTTTTACTGGTAATCCAGATTTATAATGTCTCCCTTGATAAACAACTTTACAGACAGTATTTGGATACCGTTTTGAATTCACACGATTTATAGTGACTTGTGCTACTGCTAATTTTCCAGCAGTAGATTCTAGTGCTGCTTCAAAATATATGTTTTTTGACATACACTCTAATTCTTCTGGATTTACCAATTTTACAACTGATGGCTTTTCATCTGTAGTCTTTGTTAATGGAGCCAGTATTGTTGCCTGTTTGTCAGATATTGGTGGAACCCAAATTTTAGTTGTGGAGCCCGAATTTAACGTAGCAGACCACAGCGTAATCAGCCCTACTAGGGCAATGAATATTTTCATATTCCTCTTTTGATAGTGTTAATTTAAGTATGATAGCCACTTACTTAAACTTAAATAGGAGAGTTTCGGCCGCGGCGGGGAGCTCTGGCAATACTACCAGTTTCCCATAATTTGGGGGAGTATAAGGAGTAATCAAAATCAGAGTACCATTTAATTCCATCTAGTGTAGTGGAAAATTTTGACATGGTACTATTCCAATCCATAGTAAATTGAAAATTTTCTTCCTTAGCAAGAACAACCGAAACTTGTATCGGTACTCCGCCCTTCATTTCCAATTGCCGTAGTTCAGCTTCTACAGTTGTTTGTACATTATCTGTAGTAACTTTGGTTAAATTGACTATTCTCTCTTCTAAACTTTTTATCATGGTAATAAATTAGGAAAAGTTTCTTTTACTAAGTTAAAAGTTAATCCTCTGCATTTTAGTTTTTTATCCTTCACTTGCAGAAGAAGTTCTACTTCAGAAGGATGTATACCTTCTAAAATATCTGTAAATGCTTTTTCTCTTTTCATGTTAGTCAAATTTTTGGGGGATTGACCTTCAACAAACAAATACAACTTTCTAATATGAAAATGTAGATAAGTTGGATTTGGCTCGTCTGTGTCTCCTTGATATTTGACTATGGGGGGTGCCCCCGGCGGTAAGAGAAACTTTATATTTGGATCGAATGCTGCTTTTAAAATCTGTTGAAGTGCAAAACAATCATATTTTAATAATAGTTCTTTCTTTTGTTTTTTAGTGGGTGCTGCTGCAATCTCACCAAAAATTCTCGGTAAACTAGTTGTCATAATTAAAACTCGTCAATTACTTCCATAAGGTTTTTCAATCTTTTATCAACAAAGTAATTCAAGAGCTGACTTCTATTACCAGCTTCTTGATTATTATATTGATTAACTATATTTATACGAATTGAATTTGGAGTTTCATCCAAATCAACCATTGTCTTGTTTCTATGGTAGTTTCTGAGCATAGCCTCATTACAAAATTCTTCTGGTTTTTGACCTCTCCAGAGTTCCATTTTCTTCTTGGTTACAGGAGTTTGACGTTTTCCTTCAGTAATAAGAGTATCATCTGAGGAAAGGATGTTAGGAACACCATCACCAGTATCACCTCTAATGGTCTTATCATAGAGAGATTCCACAGCGTCACCCACTATAAACTTTCTCTGAAGTGGTGACCATTGTTTAACTTCTTTGTGCTTTTGTAACTGAATAAAGTCTTTATCACTGGACAATATTAGAGTAGGTGGAAGATTGTCATCCTCAGCCAACGTGTTAATGAGAACACCAATAATGTCATCAGCCTCTGCAGTATCTACGTGCATGACCTTATATGGAAAGTATTTAGTCAAATCTTCTCTCATTTCGTGTAATAGTTCAAAGAGAGTTTTCCAATCTGTAGGGTCATTCTCTCTGTTCTTTCTACGATTTGCTTTGTATTCTGGAAATACTTTCTTTCTCCAGTTGTCTTTACCATCACAACAAATAATCATTTCTCCATAATCTTTCACAAATTGATTACGAAATATTCTGATCGAATTAAGTATTGTATGTCTTAAAAGGTCTTCTTCTACCACTGGCTTACCTCTGCCCATGGCCATGAAAGAACCAATCACTGTTTGACTATAATCAAGTAATATCATCTTTACCCATTTCTATTCTCAGTTTAATGGATTCAAGAAATTGATTCCATTGATTCATTCTCATATCCCAATTATAAAAAGTATCAAAATATGTTTTCTGTAAACTCAACAACAGTTCTGTCTCATCTTTTCTATAAGACTCAATGGCCTTTCCAAGAATATGTGAATGAACCGCAATATGTTTCTCAGGGTTCGGCTCATATCCATACAACCAAGCAAAGTTTGAACAAGTCTCTGGAAGGGCCCCAAGATTAGGACACACCACCATACACTTTGCACTCATGGCTTCAATTGCTGAAATACAAGCGGTTTCCATATAAACCGATGGATATGCCATGATGTGATTTTTGGTAAGTTCTTCTCTAATCTGATCATTAGATACTGTACCATGATAATTGACACCATCCATTTCTTGAGCAGCTTTATATACATGGCGATATTGTTCATCCATGTGAGGACGGTCATATATTTTGAAACTAGAAAATATATTCAGTTCTGCTGATTGAACTTCTTCAGATTTATTGTTTTCTTTGAGATGTTTCCAAGCACCAAGTAAAACCTCTAATCCACGATGAGGTGTACTCATATAGACACAAGATATTTTGTCTTTGGGTTTTTCATGATCTGGAATGGGATCTATGGCGTGTTGAATAACCACACCATGATCATAGGGAACACCAAGATAAACTCCATACTGATACTGCTGCCAGTTACTGACAAAGAGTATCTTTTCAAAGTCTAGCATATTCTTGTGTTCTTTAAGAAATGCAACTTCTGGATCTTGGGCAAGGTCATGAGCCCAAAACAATCTTGGTTTATCTTCTAACTTTCTTTTACGAGAAGCGACCCATTGAAAGTAATCCTTCAGTTCTGGCTCAATGCGAGAAAATAACCACTTCTGCATAAGTTCAGTGCCACCTGCTGCTTTAGGTGTTTCTTCTGGAGAAAAAGATCCTTCTTCTTTTTTATCACTTTCACTGAAATCAATTTTTAATGTCATAATTCTTTTTTTTGTTTAGAATATTCAATGTTTGTTTTGATATTCTCTAACATCATTTCCCATTGCTTAGCGGTAGTATTGATGTCATAGTGCATATCAAAATATTGTTTCTGAAAAGTAAGACGAGCTTGAACTGGTGGTTCCCAAAAACTGTCAATTGCATCTCTCAGAACATGGGAGAACTTCTTAGCGTGTTCAATCTTGTCTTGAACATATCCATACATCCAAGCAAAGTTAGCACACGTTTCTGGTAAGGCTGCAAGGTTGGGGCAGACCACAACACAACCAGC